TCGAGAAATTTCCGATATGCAGGATGGACGGCACAACGGCATCGGCATCAAAGAGACGATCCTTGATTTGCGTCCGGCGATAGAGAACATCATAATCTTTATAATCCTTGATCACGCTCTGGCACTTTTCCACAATGGCGCGGCCTGTTTCGACTTCGATGTACCAATTGACACAGATCACGATCGCTATGTCGTAGCCCGCCTGCCGCGCTGCATTCAAGCCGATGTTTGTATCTTGGGCGACGACGCGATGATCGAAATACTCCTGTCCATCGACTAGCCTGTGGAATGTCCGATCATCCTTGATATGGATCGCCTCAATCTCAAATGGCAGCGGCACGCGCGATGAATGAATCAGGAACAAATCGCCAATCGCCCGCCAACTTTCAAGGCAAGGTTGTGAGACTCGCTGATAACCGGCGCGACTCAAGTCACCAATCGGGCAGACAATGGCGATCTTCATCGGGCCGCCTCGAATTCCTTGACCGCCTGCCATGCTTCCGGCTCATCCGAGCGGCCATGCAATACGCCGCGCCAACGTCTTGCAGTCATAGGAAAATGCAACAAGAAAGCGGCCCTGTCGGCGCTGTCGTATCGGACGATTGTATTAAACTCATTCCCTAAAACATACATCTTTAGAGGACTCAGCCACAAGGCCCGCAGGAGAGCGGCCTGATCGCGTTTTCCGTATCGTTTCCATTCTGCGTGCCATGCTTCAAAAAAGCCACGAGTCCGTTCATTGCGTTGATAGCAAAACACACCGCCATTGAGTTGGAGCAATTCGTCTGATCCTATTGAGTTAAATGTAAAATCACATTCATCCTTGTTATCGCTGCGAGCCATCTGGCGGGCAGTATGATATTTTCCGGGATTTTTGCAGATTGCAAAATCAAAACCATCCTCTACTAACTCGAACAGCAGATAATTTTTCGCTATAATTTCCGTGTCCGCGTCGAGATATAGGATGTACTGCCATTCCTTCGGCGCGAGTTGATCAATCAGCGTCTTCGCGCTGCGCCCGCCGATGTCCTCATCAGCGTGCGGGATGAATACATCCTCGATGCCTAGCGGCTCAGTGCTCACCAGCGCGATCGGAACATCAGGCATAAACTGTCTGAATGAGCGCATCGCATTTTCTGCACAGGCGCGCGCTGGTGCCCCATAGGCCACGTATAACACGCCGCGCTTGCCGTGCCGATCGGATTCTTGCGCAGCGGGCTTACTGGTTATCTGATGCGCCGAACCGCTGAAGGCCGCAATGTGATCCGCGCACCAGGCCGCCGGCGTGAAGTGCTTGATGGCATCGGCCAGCAGCATCGGATCGCTATGCTGATGCGCCGCCTGCTTGACGGCTTCCTTCAATCCACTATAGTCACCCGCAGCATAGCGCGTAATGCCGTCGAGTTCCGACAGTTCGTTGAGCAATCCGACGCCGCGTGGTATGACCACCGGTACACCGCAAGCCAGTGCCTCAAGTGGCGGCATGGGAATGCCCTCAAGTGTGGAAGTGCAGACCAGCAGATCGAGCGATCGATAGAAGGCAGGCAACTGCTCGAAGGGATATAGTTTCGTCTCGACCGGCCAGCCCGTTCCACACGCCACGAAATCATACCGATCGCCTAAGTCATTCGCCAATCGCGCCGCCAGTGCTGCGCCCTTGCGCGCGCCTAGACGGTCGATGTAGCCGCTAAAGCCGATGCGCGGTCGAGCAGTCAAATCTTTCTGCTTGCCATCAATATGAAAGAGCGGGTCAATCGGCGGGGTGACTTTGACAATTTGCTTGTGTGGCAACCACTGTGCGGCAATCTCAGCCGTAATGATGCAGATGTCCATCGCTTCCGCCGCGATTTCCCACCAGAAGCGCCTGAAAGTCTGAGACGGATCGTAGTGTGAGAAGTAGGCCGCGATCGGGGTCTGATGCCAGTCGCTAAAACGTTCGGCATAGTCGATGTAAATTTGGAAGTAATTTAGATCGGCAGTCTTATCGGGCTGATCCGAGACTGACCAGCCCGTGCCAGCAGCTAACGCTCTGGCAAGGCGGGGTAGTATCTTATCTTCATTCGGATCGCGCACAACGATGTGAACATTCACGACGCGGCCTTATCCTTGCTTGCCTGCTTGGCCTATTTCGATCGCCTTTGAAAATCCGCTGAAATCATATAGAAGCATCTTTTCTTCAGCAAGCAGTGTCACTTCGACAAATACAGGCTGGGACGGTCTAAGCTTGATCGTCATAGATGCTACCAATCCTGGATCGATCCCCATGATTTCACATAGTTTGTTTTGCAATGGCTCTGAGTCAACGATCGCATAAGTTTTCATCTCACCGCCTGCCCGTGTTTGTGCGCGATGATCGCGCCGCCGTTGAAAGGATAGCCCATCAGATACAACTTGACCGGCGCGATGATCAACGCTCTGAGAAGTGCCGCCTGATCGAACTGCGTATATTTGACCCATTCATCCCGCCATGCCTCGAACAGCCGCAACATAGCCGCGCTCTTTTGAAACCAGAACACGCCGCCTTGAAGTTGGAGAATGTCAGCGCACCCGTAAGCCAGCATGGTTTCCTCGCGCTCTTTACTGCCGATGTGCCACATCAGATCGCTGCCTTGCTGCGCTGATGGAGCGATGACCATATCCCAGCCATCGCGCAATATCTCAAAGCCTGCACTGATGTCGCCTTGCACGCGCGTATCGGCATCGAGGTACAGCGTTTCGTCAAATGGCGACCAGCGATCCAGCGTGACCTTTGCCCAGCGCGATTGCTGGACATCGGTATAGGTTCGGTGCGTGACATGGGTCATCGTGATATACGGCCAGTCGTGAAAGTGTCTGAGTGAAGTTAAGCATTGCACTGCCTCAGTCGCGGCTTTGCCGCCGTAAGCAATCAGACACACGCCGCGCGTCATGCTTCCGCGCCGTACTGCGGATTCGTCCACGTCACCGGCAGGGCCAGCATCAGCGGCTTGATTTGGTAGAAGGCCCGCATAAAGGTTAGCCGCTCATCATCGCCGCTTTCATTTTCCTTGCCCCACTGCTCAAATAGCCGATCAGTATTCTCGCAACGCCGAACAAAGATCAGGCGCGTATCGTAAACCGGCACGCGCAGGTCGCGGATCACGGCCTTCGTTCGCGCGCGGGAATCATCGTTGCCAAAGTGGATCGCCAGTTCGTCGTATGAGTATAGCGGGCAAGCGATCTCCCAAGTATCCAGAAAGCCAAATCCGGGCACGATCAATTCAAGGCGGAGACGCGCTTTCGGATGCCAGATGAGAGTTCGGTCAAAAGCGACATGCGGCACGCTTTCGGAGATCATGCTCAGGCCAATTTTTAAGCCGTCAAACATGGCTTGATACTGCGCCGATGCAGCGGCCCGCACGACCACGCCCGATCCGCTCAGTTGCGCACCTGCGCCTTTTGAGAATGACGGTATTTCGGCATCACCGCGGCTGATCCAGAGCTGCGCCGTCTGCTTGCCGACCTCTATCCAGTCGCCGGGATAGTAATCACGCGGCTTCCCGGCCTTGTCGATACGCACAAGTGATTTGAGTCGAACCCACATGATGAACCTTATAATTCAGCTTAAGAGTCGCCTAGTATATTAGAGGCATTCGGCGTTTAAGGCCCACTCCGGGCGTCCCTGGCATTGCCACGTGTAGCCCGAATGCCTCAATTGATCGAGCGGACTATCTAGCCTCGGCATGTCCTATACTATTTGGCCTCAGCCCCAATGGGCTTACATCCCAAACAGCCCGCCCGATCTTCAAAGTAGTGCGATTACACAACAACTTCGTTGTAGGCCGTCACATCGACTGGCACATAGCGCGGCTCGATGCCCCACAGGATCGCGCTCATGGCCACAGTGTCATCGTTGACATCGTAACCAACCGCGAGATAGTGGAAACCGCCGTCAACGTCCAGTTCCTCGGCGGTCAACTCGATCACGACGATGCCGCCAGCATCGTTGACATCAAGATCGGAAGTGATCTTGGTCTGCCCGATGGTTGTCGGGATGCCCTTGGCATTCGCGCCCGCCGCGCTCGTTGCCTGAATCAGGCGGATGTAGACATCGCCTGTGGCGGTGACGGCTCCCAAGTGAGCCACCAACGCGAAGCGGGTATACATGCCTGCATCAACATAGGCCGAGATCACTTCAGCGCCCGCGCTCTTTACAGCCGGGGCAACTTTGATCAACGGGTAATGGACTTCGGTAAATCGTTCACAGTATGGCATTTTATTTCTCTCCTATTAGTAGGGGCGACGAATGCCGCCCCCTTACTCAAGCATCAGTCAATGATCATCGCCCTAGATCACGTGGTCTTCGCGCCTAGTATGACAAAGGGACTGACTTGTGTCAGGCCATCGTCATACGTAAGCGGGGCGCGCAGTTGCGGCTGCCCCTCGACACGATGCACCGCGCGCCACGAGGTCTGGTCGTAGCGGAAGCGCTCGACGTTGGTCGAATCGATCGTGGTAATCTGGCGGTCGCCGATCAGGTAGTATTGCCAGTTCGCCAGCACGATGTCGCCCGTCGAGAAGCGGCGCGGCAACTTGTCCGACCAGATGATCGGATAGCCCATCAGCGTTGCGGGCACGCCGTCGCGTCCATTCGGGATGAAGATGTAGTGCGGATTCGCGGCAGGGCCGTTGAGTTGCAACAGATTCGACATCTGACTGCGGCTGATATGCCACACCAGGTTGTCTCCGTAGGACGCCTCGATCATGCCCATGATGTCGGCGACGTTCAAGAAGAGTTGCTGCTGACGCGGAATGGTGATCGTGCCGGGCGCATTGATCACGCCCATCGGCTGACCTGCACCACTGCCGCGCAGGAAGGTATATTCTTCTTCCCACTTGATCGCGCCCGCGAAGCCCATCGGGCCGCTGAAGAACGCGGCCAGGGCGATGGCGCTATCGGCCAGCAGTTCGTCGCTGGTGCGCGTATAGCAAACCAACTTCCACGCAGTGAGCGTGATCTCGTCGAAGGCTGGATCAGTAATGTCCTTCTGACCTGCCTCTTCCGTCCACTTCGCCTCGATGCCGCCGAAGAAATGCGGTGATCCGGCGGTCGTGCCGCGCTGATTCAGCGTCGGCCACTTCAGCGTCCGGCTGCGCATCGGGATCACTTGCGCGCGTTCGCGGATGCCATCAACCGGCGCAGGCACGGCCAACAAGTCAGTGCGTTGCTCGACCGGCACCAGGAAGCCACCGGTTGCGCCGACATTCTCGGCCAGGTCTTTCAATTCCTTGCCATGTTCCCACTCCGTCGGGCCGTGCTTCGATTCATAAGCATCTTCATTGGGATCGCTGAAGCGCTTCAGGCCGGGGTGCAGTTGACCGCGATACTGGATGTTGCCCGCTTGCGCGATTGCATACAATACCGATCCGAGCGTCTTGAAACCGTAATTCGGATCGCGGCCAGTCTTCGCTACATCCGCGGTCTTGGTCGCCAGTTCCACGCCGAGTTTTTGAATGTCGGCGAGTTGTTCGGCTTCCGCCTTGAGCGCCTTAACATCGGCCAACATCTTCATGGCCTTGGCTTTATCCTCAGCCGAGGCCGCTTCATTTTCAAAGATCACTTTTGCTTCGGCGAAAAGCCGACTGGCTTCCGCCATTTTTTCTTGCCAAGTTTTCACGTTATGCCTCCATCAGCATAGTTGAAAGATTCAAATCCGATTCCAGCAGTAGCAGCATTTCTTGGGTGGGTGTCGTGATGGACGGCCCGGCCTGCGCTGATGCTGGTAAATTAGCGGCCTGCTTGGCAGGTGCTTGATCAGTTGTGTTATCAACGGGTGGTTCTGCCTCTGCGATCATGGCCTCGATTTCAGCCTTGATGCGGTTCAGTCGTTCAATATTGCGTCCGGCTTGTACGCGGCCCGCTTTGTTCTCGCTGGATTCATCAGCAACTTTAGCGGGCGTTTCGCTCGCATACAGCGCCGCCAGTTGTGCCCGCGCTTCCTCTTCGTTGTCATGCGAGCCGAGCGCGTCGCCCGTTGGCTTGCCGTCGGCGTCAATCTTGTAAACGTTCCACTTGTCGCCTTCATGGAATATGTCCCACGGCTTGATTTCGGCTGGAGTATCAGCGAGGTTATCTTTCGCGCTAAGAGTTTGTGTTGCATCATTCATTCCGAACAAAACTGGAGAGTATTCATACAACCTAATTGTGCGAAGATTGCGTACCGTCCCCTTCGTGCCATCTGCTTTCACGACACTGGAGTAATCCACATCAAGCGGATCATAGCCAATGCTATACTCATCAATTGCGCCGCCCGCGATGCGCTCGAATGCCCCTCGGCCCTCTGGCGTATTCATCAGGTACTGCGTCTTGGCGTATAACCCGCCCGTCGCCGTCGGATATTTTGCCAGCAAATCTGATGGCATTTCGGCCCGCATCATCTCGCGCAGTTCGAGCGGCTTCCCGATCGCGCGCATAATTGAATCGGTCTGATGCTGGTCGAGCACGCGAATCTTGCCGCGCCGTTCGGTGATGGACTTTGTAAATGCGCCATTCCAGATCACGTCATCGCCCTGATCGGTATTGCCCATCACGGCGACAATGCTTTCAACGATGCCTTGTGCTGAATCAGATTTCAGAATGAAGGCCGGAAATGTTTTGTGATCCATGCTGTTATGCCTCGCTGTTTAGAAAACAAAAAGCCCGCTCTCAATCAGAGCGGGCAGAGTTGCCGGGTCGATATTGTATTGCGCGAGGCGGGGCCGAAATACGGCGCGGCCTGTTTTGATTTTCAGTTACACGGCCTTATACACAAACTCCCTGTAATCGCCGTGATCAATTACTTCGCCAATGACCTCGACTGATATAGCTTCATTCTTTTGATTTAGGGTCTCAACTCTGGCGCGGTGATGTCGTCGATTGGATTGCGTCATCACAGAAAATGGCCGTCGTTTTTTCACGCCATCAATCATCAATATGTCTCGGCTATCAATGCCAGAACGATAATGCCGTTTCGCAGTATTCATTGCTATTGCCTTCCCTTAATATCTAGTTCAGTCTATTACAATTCGCCTGCTAAGTCAATAGGGTAGTCGATGCCCGTCAATTATCACTCCACAGTGACCGAAAATATCGGGCATACAATTCAGGTTGTTTCCAGCGAACGAGTATTGCATTTATTCGACTAAGGATTTTGGTACATCTCTTCATGTCAGCGGCGTTATCTATCGTCCCGCTGTCCTTCATTTCTTTCGGAGCAGCGGCCTGCTCTGCCTCTTGTATGCTGTTGAATGGCCCGTAAAGCACAGGAAAGCCGAGAAGCGTATCACGGCTCTTCCACCATATCTTGCCGAACTCATCGGTTATAATTTCGGGCTTGTCCTGTTCCGCTGTCATGTGATCGCCTTCGTCTCAGCCGGCCCTGCTAATGGCAATATCTGATAAACGTCATGCTCCGGTGACTCATAGCCCATTGCATTCGCTGGCGCATGATAATCAAACACGATTCGATACCCATACTTATGAGCCTGTTCTTGCCAGTATTGCAAATCATCAGCATTGCAGACCCAAGCTTGAGCGCCGTGTATTCCGTCGCAAGGGGCAAGTTCAAACCGTCCTCTTAAATCAAGAGTATCACTCATCATCGCTATTTTTCTTTATGCTCCCGCTGCTATCGCTGTATCAATTCCCTTCGTCTCGGCTGGCGCTATTGTCCTGCCGATGTCGCTCTTTATCCGATTAACGCGCCAAGATTTCTCCTGAGTAGCTCCATTGCAAAAGACACAGATCGATTATCTTTAACAGCGGCGCTCTCTTCGTAAGTGTTCTTATCAAGTAGGCGCACTTTCTCTAGGCTAAATGTAAGTATGTACTTTTCTTTATTGGCCTCATAAAATGCTACGAGTTCTTCGAGTGTATGGAAATTTATTCGCTTACCTTCACTTCTTGCGGCCCGATTCGGTATTCCCGCGTGGCCGAGGCCGCCGCCGCAACCGCGCCGGGCGCTTGCATTATAGCATTGTTCGGCTGTACGATGATCTCCGTTTCGATCTCATCCAGCGCGCGCGCGAGGCCGATCAGATGGCGGCGCAGAATCTGGATGCGGCGAAGCAGATCGACATCGGTCATCGCGTTATTCTCCTATCACCGGCAACACGGTACAGCGACAATTGATCGTATTCCCTTCGCTACCATTTGGATCACCGGGATACATCAGCTTTTCATCAGATACGATAAACGGTTCATCGATTCCGACAACCTGCCCATTTGCTTCGGCGTGATCGGCTACTCCATTCGTGTTATCGTATGTCCGCGTCCGATCATCTTTCGTGCTCAGCCATTCGTGTTGTTGCATTCCCCATTCGGTAAATAGTTCTTGTGAACCTGCATTTGAACTTCTGATAGTTTCTGATCGAGCGATTGCCTCTGTTCGATACGGCGGCATCCGCGAAGTATACCACTCAAAATCCTCTGGCGGTATGTCGCCCTTCGACCACTGCTCGAACAGCGTAGTCAAATGCTTTTGCATCTCAGGCACTGACCAGCCATCGTGCTGCGCCTGCTGGAACATCGTCGCCAGTTCATCTTTCGTCGTCGTGTTGATCTCTTGCGCAAAGGTCAACGTGTACTTGTCAAACCATTCTTGCGCGAATAGATTCTGGACGTCAAACTCCATGCCCAGCGTGGCGGCCCACCGCTTGCCCTGATCGGTAATGACGCCCTGCATCACCGGCGCGAAGGTCGAACGCCAGTTATCTTCGCCGCCCATCGCCAAATAATCTTGCACACTCAACAGCGAATCCGTCCAGCCAATCGACGCCTTCTCTGCCTTCGCTTTCTGTTTTGCATCGCTGACAAGTGCCAGGACTTCGCGCTTGTCGTGCTCGAATGCCTTGATCGCCGCATCCGCGAATTTCGGTTCCCACTTCGCCGCCGTGCGATCATGCGCCTTCCACAATGCGGCCTTTTGCTCTGGCGTGAAGCCTGTCTTATTTTGTCGCGCCTTGCCTTGTTGCGCATTGCCGGACGCATCCGGCACAGCGGGTTCATTCGTCACCGTCGCCGTCGGCTTCTTGGCTCCCATCGGCACGAGATTGAATGGCATATAGACCACATCGCCGTCCGGCAATTCGCCCAGCTCAAGACCGACCGCCAATGATGCAGTATCTTTAGGAACGCCAAGTTCGACGAGTTGCGCCCACGCCAATACCTGAGCTGCAATATCTTTTCGCAGCGCGGGCACATTCGTTGTGTCAAACATGACGAAATTACCAGCGTCATCGCGCAGGTAGAACTGATATTCTGCCTCATGCAAACCTAGTTCTGGGAGCATGGTGTCCTCCCAAAACATCGCGCGCAATTCTTTTGCATTCGCATTGATCGCACGCGCCAAGCCTGATCGCGTGCCAATCAAGATACCGGGCACGCCGAACGGTCCGAGAATGCGCGATTCATTGCGCTCGTCGATCTCCGCGAAACCCATCTCTTTGAACGTCATGCCGAACTGCTTAATCTCGCCGCCTTGATCAATCACGCCCACATCGGCCCAATTCTCATAGCCGCCGTAAATCTCCATGAAACGCGCCTTGACCTTATCAATTGTCGGATCATCCATCGGTATGTCGAATTTGAGGTAGGTGTTGATCGCCGTGCCGCGCTGAAAGAAAATCTTGAGATAGTTCGTAACAGCGTTATCCACATCCGCCGAACGAGCCAGCGCGGCGAATGGCGATAAGCCGTAACCCAGGCCCTCCAGCGGATCTCCGGGGTTCGGCAACTTCACGTGCATCATGTCCTCCGGCAGGATCGGAACACCGTTGTAGATCGATTGACCTTCGGGGACATAGAGATAACCTTTGAGTGATCGCTTGTCCATTCCGGGGATGATGAATACACGGTCGGGCCGCAACGGATAGAGCGCCGTCGGCGGCGCGCCGCGCTTCGGTCGATCCAGCATTACAAATGAATTGCCGGAGATGTTAAGATAGACTGTATTCAGCCCCATGAACTCCGCGCCGGACTGATAGAAGTTGGGCCGCACGCAAAGCACAGCCAATGGATGATCAAGCGGCAATGCCTCAGGACGATCCAGATCGCCCGTATAGGCACGCAGCGGCGCATAGTAGGCGCTGCGCACCTTATACATGATCGCGGAATAGATCAGCGTATTGAGTTGAAAGCCTTCCGCGACATACGATCCGAAATCGGTAATCTGCCACTGCGGCGCGCCTGCCCGGAAGGCCGGCCATATAAACGGTGCTTGTTTATGATCGGTAATTTGTCGCCCATCCAGTAGTGTAGAAAATTGCACCATCGATCGCAGCGTCAGCGCCTGTGACCGGGCGAGAACTTTATCGAGTAGCATTCATCACCCCCAAGGCAATCTGATAGCCTTCCAAGAAGGCGCCGATCATAAACTTGACAGCAACCGATAGCAGTCCAACGATGAAGCCCAGCGCGACGAACGGCAGACTAAACAGCGTTAAAAGAATGCGCCTGATTGAAACCTGCCGCATATTTATGGTGATTCTATTCAGCATGAAGTACCTCAATTATTTCGCGCCCGACCTTAGTAAGCCAGCCAGCCCTAAGCGATACGCCCCATTCGACTAAATCCTTGCGCGCCGCGCGCTCCATTGCACTTAGACAGACTTTCTTCGGTTGTCCCGTCCATGACTCCAAAATTTCATATGGCCAATGCACGGGATATTCATGGGCGTCATACATTCTTTTGTATTCCGCATAAGCCAAACAAACTTGTTTATCAGATATATCCTTTGTAGCCATGCGATGATTCCTATCTGAAAAATGATCCGCTCTGCAAGCGCAGTTCCGTGATGCCCCAGACCAGCGAATCTACGCGATTAGGACTGCGGCCCTGCCCCGGTATCCACGTCGTCATTTCGTCTTCTAGCGCAAGCAATGTTCCGACATGATGGACGCGGCCCTGCTCATAAAGTGCGCTGACTGGTTC